TTTGATGACTCTGTTACTTTTTATGGTAAGATTGGGTTGAATGATTTACCTGTTGCTGGTGATACTATATCCACGGACCAAGACATCACACTTCTTGATTTAACCGAGGGGTCTCCCACTTTATTAACAAAACCTTTTACCAATTTGTTTAATAATTCATTTAAAATAAATGTTTTAAATTTGCTGGGGGCGTATCCTTGGGAACAATCACCTACGAAATTTATGTATTCCATTATTTTACAAAATGAGAGGAGACCTGCGGAAGACTATTTCGTCAGAAAATACGCCAGATTTTTTGGAGATAATGGAACAGGCTTATGGGATACCGAAGGAACCGATTTATTAAAAGATACTGGTCCGGTCTTTATGAAGAGAGGTCAGAAACTTATAGTGAGAATTTATTCTCACGAAGCCACGTTTGATAACTCCAATTTAAAAGTTATTGACGGAAGACAGATGCCAGGATTTTGGCTAAACGGGAATATAACCTAAATACAACAGAAGAATGAGTTTGTTTACAGAAAAATCGTTAAATCTAATGCCTTCACAAGCGTTAGTGGGGTTAAGCAACTCCTTAATTGTGGACAGAGGAGCAAAACAAGTTCAACTCGGTACTGCAAATGCTAAGATATCGAAACTTCAAGGAACCTCTAATTTGAGAGCTCCTGTAGCAGGTCGAATTACAGTGTCCAATGGAGGAGAACCTTCGGCTAAGAAACAGCAGGAGTCCATGGCTGCTCCAGCCCAATCAACAGCTAATACCGCATCTTTACTAACGGACACGACAAGTAATCCTAGCCAAGCTCCTGTTTTCGTCCCTGGAACTGTTCCTCCGGGAACTACTAACTTAGACGTAAATGATATGACGTCGGAAGTTAACTCTTATTTTAGCACTGCCAAAACTGTTCCTAGCACTGTAACCAACACCAAAATCTCAGAACTACAATTAAAAATTAATTCCTTGAATGTTGAGATTGGTAAAATAGATTCAACTATCGAATCCATAAACAATATTTTAGAGAAAAGGTCTACTGGTGAATTACCAAACCCTGAATTAAATTTATCAGCGTTGGATATCGGTCAATTACCTCCAACTGTAGCTGATAAAATTACTACAGCCATAGCGAACAACAATACGTTTATCCAGAATAAAATTATTGCTCCTTTCGTAGAGAACCGAAGAGTGCTATTAGCTCTTAAATCCCAGGTGTCGGGAACGTTAGTAGGGGTAGACCCCGTGTTTGATTTAGAATTTGGTCCTCCTGTATCTACGGAAAGTAGGTTTGTACTTTCCCGAGACGGACTGTATTACAATTCTAGAAGCGAAGAGGTTCCGGATATTGTTCCTTATCCGGTATCTGCTGATATGTGGGAGTTAAATTTCGATTCTAACCGAGGGGGTAGAGGGTTAGGGTTTACCGAAGAGGATGGTGAAAGTACGGTCAATTCAATTTTCGATTTAAACATATCTTATCAAGAAGAAAATCCAAGAGTAGAAGCGTTTAAAAAGTATGACGATGTTATACAGCAATTTAAAGACGATAAACAATCCCAAATGACGGAAGTGTCTGGGTATATTAGCGAGATATTAGCTAACGGTTACGGAAAGACAGATGCAATGGTACAAACTTACACCGCTCAACTAGGGGCTGTGGCTTCTGTGTATGACGCAAAGATTAAAAAACGTGCTAGACAACTAACTATCGCGGCTTTATACGGCAGAGATACGTTTTTGGTAACCAATAGAACACATCCTTTAGGAGAAGGTTTGTTTTTTCAGTATGAAGCCCCTACAGGAAAAGCTTTTGAGTACAAACTCCAATACAAAGATTTGCCTGAGGATATTAAAAGCCTTTCTTTCTTTACGTTGGAAGGTGGACAGACAGTTCTTTACAACACTAAAATAAAAAAGGTTGTAGATAAAATAGCGGATAGAAACATTTTAGCTAAAGTAGGTACGTGGAAAGAAATTCCTAGAATACCAATCAATGATTTTTCTTATTTAAAACAGTCGGATATCCCTTTAAACGTTCAGAAAAACTTAACTTTGTTTTCGGAAGATTTAGATGGTATTATAGCTCCTTACCAAGCGCGTTATGTAGTAGCGCCTCGTGATACACCCCCAACGTCTGTAGAAAGTTTAGCTGTCGACCCTATTGGTTTAGGGGATTGGACGCACCGACAAACATCAGGTAGTTTGAGCGCGACTCAACCATTGTACAAATCGTTAACTGATGATATAATATCCGACGATTTATTAATATGTTATAATTTCCTAGACCCCGATGCCGTCACCCAACCATCAGGAACTTTGTACGCCTTAAATAACGCGGCTGAAGGTTCTAATAGATTAGACGGTAAATTGGTAGGTTATAACAGGTCTTTAGTGTTTCCTTCTGGGGTAGGACAAGCCTACTTTGCAGGAACTATCTTTGACGAACGAACTTCTCAAAACGCATTATGGTCACAAGTATCAGGTTCGTATGTACGATTACCTAACTCTACCAAAGATTATGCCAGGCTTCAACCTAATATCCCTTTCCGAGGCGTTCGACCTTTGGATAATTTGTTTTACAGTAACGAAGGAGTTTCTTTAGATTTTTGGGCGTATGTTCCTAGAGTGCATAGAGATATGTCGGATGTTCATCGCTATCGACTAGCATTTGCTAATGAAAACAGCGGACCAATACCAGCTAATTACATATCTGCTCGAACCCAATCAACTGCGTCCCAAGGTAACGGGTTAGTGGCGGGAGGAACAGACTTTTCCCGAACGATTGGAATGTTGATGGGGTGGAGGGACAAAGGCTCACCTCAAGGGACTAGTGTGACTGGTCATACCTGGGCTACAAGTGGTTTAGAATTTATTATCGCTCCTACGGTAGGACAAAACCAATCCTACGCCACCACCACAGACACTACATGGGGTCACAGTGTGTGTATCGCAGAAAAATGGAATACTTCCGCAGGCAACGCACCAGCTCCTAGCCAAGTTAGTGAAGTGGGTATGTATATCCCTAGCGGTAATACGACTA